AAACATAAAAACCAAAAATAGATAGTTAATGAAAAATATTAAGGTAACTTTCTACTATGATAATGATAGTAAATCGGAAACGGTTGAAGTACCTATACATCACTCGTTGATGGAGGCTTCAAAATATTATTCTAAAGATAATTATATCCCAGGAATAGAAGCTGATTGTGGTGGTAGTTGTGCTTGTTGTACATGCCACGTCATTGTTGATGATAAATGGATTAACAAAGTTGGTAAGATGAAAGAGTCTAGTGCTGAACAAGAACTTTTAGATTATGAACACAAGGCGACAAAGAATAGTAGGTTGGCTTGTCAGATTGATTTAACTGAAAAGTTAGATGGTTTAATTGTTAGAATACCCTAATATACTATTTACATTGTCGGTTTTAAATTATGAGATTTTATAAATCAGTTATTGAACATAAAGGTAAATTACTTGTCCGTGGTATACATGACGGTAAAGATTACAAAGATAAGATTGATTTTGCTCCAACTCTATACGCTTTAACTCAACAAGAAACTGAATACAAAAACTTACAAGGTCAGTTTCTTAAACCTATCACATTTAAAAATATAGACGCTGCTCGTAGATTTCGTAGAGAAGTGGCAACACAAAACTCTCCTGTTTATGGACTTGAAAGGTATCACTATCAATATATTGGTAAAGAACATCCTGAAAATATACAATGGTCAAAAGACCATATAAAAATATTTACACTTGATATAGAAACAAGTTGTGAAAATGGTTTTCCAGATGTAGAAAACCCTATAGAAGAATTACTTTGTGTCACTGTTAAAAATCAATCTAACAAACAGATTATTACATGGGGTGTAGGCGACTTTAAGACAGATAGATCAGATGTAACTTATATTAAATGTAAGAATGAAAATCAATTATTGTTTGAGTTTATGAAGTTTTGGATTAAAAACTATCCAGATGTTATCACTGGTTGGAATACTAAATTTTTTGACTTACCTTATTTGATGAATAGAATTAAAATGATTGCTGGTGATAAAGTGGCAAACAAGATGTCGCCTTGGAACTTAATACACAGAGAAGAAATTGCTGTGAGAGGTAGACAACAAACGGTATATACACTATACGGTATTACTAATTTAGACTACCTTGACTTATACAAATGGTTCGTACCACAAAGGCAAGAAAGTTATAAACTGGACTTTATTGGTCAACTAGAACTTGGTCGTGGTAAAGATGATATGCCATATCCTACATTTAAAGATTGGTATACACAAGACTTTCAATCATTTGTTGATTACAATATACAAGACGTAGAAATTGTTGACGGCCTAGAAGATAAACTAGGTCTAATTGACTTATCATTAACTGTTGCCTATGAAAGTAAAGTAAACTATGGTGATATATTTTCACAAGTTAGAGTATGGGATACTTTGATAGCAAATCATTTAATGAAAAAAAATATTTGTGTGCCTCCTAGAGAAGACCATATAAAAGAAACAAAGTACGAAGGCGCTTATGTAAAAGAGCCTAAAGTTGGTCAGCACAAATGGGTGGTGTCGTTTGATATTAACTCCCTATATCCTCACATTATTATTCAATATAATATTTCTCCCGAAAAGATATTAGGAGTTAAATCATCTGGTGTTTCGGTCAACAAGATGTTAACTCAATCAACACCACTTACACATTTAAAAACTGAAGGCGCTTGTCTAACACCTAACGGTGCCATGTTTAAAAATGATGGTCAAGGTTTCTTACCTGAAATGATGGAAACAATGTATAATGAACGAGTTATCTACAAGAAAAGAATGTTAAAGGCTAAAAAAGAATATGAAAAAACAAAAGACCCTAAACTTGTAAGAGAAATTTCTCGTTGTCATAATATTCAGTGGGCAAGAAAGATTGCTCTTAACTCAGCTTATGGTGCTGTAGGTAATCAATACTTTAGATACTATGATGTAAGACAAGCAAGTGCCATCACAACAGCAGGTCAGTTTATTATTAGATTTATAGAACAAAAAGTAAATGAATACCTTAACAATATATTAAAGACACATGATAAACTAGATTATATTGTGGCTTCAGATACAGATTCAATCTATGTTACACTTGACAAGTTGGTGGCAAAGACTTGTGAGGGTAAAGACAATGAACAGATTTGTAACTTCTTAGATAGAGTTGTTGATAGTAGATTAGAACCATTTTTAGAAAAATGTTTTGCTGAATTGGCTGACTATACAAATGCTTTTAAAAACTGTATGGTAATGAAAAGAGAAGTTGTCGCCAACAAAGGTATATGGGTAGCTAAAAAGAGATATATGTTAAATGTACTTGATGAGGAAGGCGTTAGACTATCTGAACCTAAACTAAAGATTATGGGTATAGAGGCAGTGAAGTCATCTACACCACAAGTTTGTAGAGGTAAGATTAAAGAGGCAATCAAAATTATTATGGGTAAAGAACAATCAGATTTACATAAGTTTATTGCTGACTTTAAGAAAGAGTTTTTTACTATGACGGCTGAACAAATATCTTTTCCTAGAAGTTGTAATAATTTAAGAAAGTATAGACACGCTAGTAATGTGTTTATTAAAGGCACACCTATTCATGTTAAAGGTGCTTTGATTTACAATCATCAACTTAAACAATTTGGCCTTGGTCAAAAGTACCCATATATACAAGAGGGTGATAAGATTAAGTTTCTTAAATTAGTAGAAGCTAATCCATTTAAGTTTGATGTTATAAGTTACATCACAACTTTACCTAAAGAATTTAAACTAGAAGATTATATTGATTATGAAACACAGTTTAGTAAAACATTTTTAGACCCTATGAGATTTATACTACAAGCTATTGGTTGGGAACATGAAGAAAAGGCAAACTTAGAGGCATTTTTCGGATGAGTTTTCTTGTATCACTAGCATTAATACATTGGGGATTTGCCACTGGTGGTATATTGGCCATGAAAACAGATTGGTCTATACCTAGATTTTTACTAATTGTTTTATTAATTAAATATTTTTTTATAACTTATGAACTTTAACACTGATAACAAATATGGAGTAATATATGCTGACCCGCCTTGGTATTTTAAAACGTATAGTAACAAAGGAAAGGATAGAAGTCCTGAAAAACACTATCCTTGTATGTCTTTATCTGACATTATTCGGTTACCTGTTGGTGACCTTGCTAAGGACAATTCAGTCCTTTTAATGTGGGTAGTTGACCCATTGTTAGACAAAGCCTTTGAAGTAATAAACGCCTGGGGTTTTAAATACAAAACTGTAGGTTTTACATGGGCAAAGACAAACAAAAAAAGTATGGGCTTTTTTACAGGCCTAGGATATTGGACAAGAGCCAATCCTGAAATGTGTTTACTTGCTACAAGAGGTAAACCAAAAAGAAACAGCAAGAGTATACCACAATTAGTGGTGGAACAAAGGCAAGAACATAGTAGAAAGCCAGATATTGTGTACAATCACATAGAAAATATGTTAGATGGCCCTTATGTAGAACTCTTTGCTCGTAGAAAAAGAAACAACTGGCATAGTTGGGGGAATGAAGTATGAACTTAACAACAGCACTTTTAATTTACATGGGTATTATGATGATACCTATAATATTATTATGGATGTGGAATAACGAAAAATGAGTTTAGAAGGTAGAAAAATGAATTGGGTTAGAAATTGGGGTCCTTACATATTAGAGACCACAATTTCAGATGAATTACATAAAATTCTTTTAACAGCAGCTAAAAAAATTAGAAAAAGTAAAAAGTTAAAGAAAGAAAATGATTACAGGCATAGACTTGCTGGTAATTTAAAAGAAGAATATAGTTATGAAAATGCCTTTACAGAAAAAGAAGATAAAATAGTTACAGAGGAACTTACATGGTTGGCTTCCTGTTATACAAAAATTTCAAAAGAGCAACTTAATGAAGTAAGTTATAGTAGAGAACCAGGAGATTTAAGAATGCTTAAACCAGTATGGGTAAACTTTATGAAATCTGGTGAGTGGAATCCGTCACATACACACGCTGGTGATTTATCGTGTGTTGCTTACTTACAGGTGCCACCAGAAATTAAATCAGAATACAAAACTGCTAAACATAGTAAAGTTAGTAATTCACCAACAGCAGGATTAATAGAGTTTAAATATGGCGAAGAAATAGGTTATACTAAATCTGGTCTTACGAAAGAACCGAAAGAAAAAACCATTTTTGTTTTTCCTTGTAGATTACACCACATGGTGTATCCTTTTAAATCAAAAGTAGAAAGAATATCTATTAGTGTAAACTTTTCAGATCGTATAAATGCTAGTAGAAATTTAGGAATAAAACCAGGATCTTATAAAGTAGAAATATGAAACAAACCTTAACTACAGATCAGGCATTATATTGTTCAGGTATATTTAACAATTACTTTGGACAGTTTAATCGTATTGACCAATACATGAGAGATCAAAAGATGAGTCAACTAAATGATACTATATCAGCTAGTTTACCAGGCATGGGTCCTGAAACAGAAATCTTTGATAACTTTGATATGTCACCTGAAGATATGGAGTTTGAGATTACAGAACCAGATAATACAACGTTTGATTCCTTTTTAAATCTAATATCATCACATACTAATATGTCAAGTGTGCCTGGTAAAAATTTAAAGATAGGTGTAAAAGAAAAAAAGTCTAATAAGTGGGTTGGTTTTATTAGATGTGGTTCACCAGT